CCAAGAGAGGTACGTTATGTTGCTACACCTAGATCTCTTGTTGAAAGAGATAACAATGCAGTCACAACTGTATCAGCAGATATAGATGATAATGATGGCATTATAAATGTAACAGACGCATCTGGAATATCATTGAAAGATGACATTCAGATAGATAGTGAGGTAATGCGTGTCACAAAAATTGTTGACAACAAATTATATGTTGCTCGTGCGTTTAATAATTCAACCATAGCAGCACATGTAGCGAGTTCAAATGTATTCATCATAACAAGTGCAGATCATGCATTGTTAGACTCTGATGATGACTTTGGATTCAACGAACTTTATAGTGAGTTTACTGATGGAAAATCAAGAAACCCAACCACAGGAGCAGACGAGTAAGTTTGCTGGTATCGAGGATGCCCTCGATGTCAAGACTGAAATTATGCAGACAGACACTTCTATTAAGAAGGTGGAACCTAGTGCAGATATATCAGATAAACAACAACTTAAAAAAGATTATGAGTATACCAGAGGCAACTTGTACACACTAATTGATAAAGGACAAGAAGCAGTAGATGGTATTTTAGAACTTGCACAGGAGTCTGATCAACCAAGAGCATATGAAGTTGCAGGACAACTCATAAAGCATGTTGGTGACGTGGCAGACAAGTTAGTTGATCTACAAAAGAAGGTCAATGAAATAGAAAATCCAGGCAAAGGAAAACAAACAGAAGTCACTAACAATACCATGTTCGTTGGTAGCACTGCTGATCTTGCAAAATTCTTAAAGCAAGAAAAGGATAAATAACATAGTAGGAGAATTTTTACCCAATGTCAGTATTAAATGTAATTGACACCCAAACAGTATCAGGAAGTGGCACAAGCTATATCGTGGTAAAAAGTGGTGTGCTTAGATGCTATGCAGCATCCGCGTCAACGTTAGCGATAGACGGTGGTCCCGCTATAACTTTGGCAGCAGGAGAAGCATTGTTAGTTTCCTGTGGTAAAGTTAAAACCGCAAAGATCGCTGCTGCAACCAACGCTGCTACTATGGTAGTAACAGCAGAAGGTTTCTCAGGTGGTGGTCGCCATACATTCAGTGTTGGTGATTTTGTCCAGACTATTGATGGTGGAGACACAGATGGATTTACATCTGACTTTGAATCCGCAGCAGCATCTGGAAAGAAAGTTACCGCAGTCACTGGTTCTACTATTACAACAGACTATGACGCATCAGGAGCAGGATCTGCATACACTCTTAGTGCAGCAGATGCAACAGCAGGAACTGTGCCAGTCATACAACGAGTTGCAAAACTTGTCGCTGGTTCTAACGCAGTTGTTGTCGAGCAAGTTCAAATTGTCGGAGGATAAATGCCCGCAGTCTCAAAGAAACAACAAAGGTTCTTCGGGATGGTTAGAGCGTTTCAAAAAGGGGATTCGACGCAAGCTCCCTCATCTGAGGTTGCCAGAGTTGCTTCCAGCATAAAAATGAAAGATGCAAAGAAGTTTGCATCAACTAAACATAAAGGATTACCAGAAAAGAAAGTGAAAAAAGAATCAGTAGAGCATGTAGGTAATTCTGATTTTAGATCATCAGCAGAGTTTATGAACACCTTTGCTAAACTAAAAAGACTTCGTAAGAAGAACGACAAAATCGGCACAGGTAATACAGGTCTACCACAAGGTGTCGCTCAAACTAACAGGAGAGGTAAAATGCAAGGTGTCGAAGAGGCAGCAATAGGTACAGCAGCAGGCGGTGGTGCTGTTACTGGGAGCACCTCATATACAGGACCTAACAAAGCAGACAGAAAAGTTATCAAGAAAATGGATAACAAAAAGTTTGCTGCTAAATTAGCAGATTACGAAAAGAACATGGATCCTAAAAAACGTGAAGCACTTAAAGACAAAGCAACTAAGGGTATGAAATTTACACATGAAGGTACATCATACGGTCTCTACAAAGGTGATGGTAAACCTAAGATGCAGTTTGCAGGATTTGTAAAGAAAGCAAAACCAGATACAAAGAAGAAACCAGTTGCAAGAAAGACAGGTAACCCTGCATTTGATGATCCAAGTCATCATTCTAATCGTAAGAGTTTAAACAGATCAGAAGACACAGAAGTATATTGGTCAAGTAAAGCATTAGATCAGTTAGATGAGTTAAGTAAGAAGACAATGGGTTCTTACGTTAAGAAAGCATCCACAGACATGGCAATAGGTGCTGTAAAAGGTGACAAAGATAAGGTAACAAAAAGACATTCTGGTATATTAAAAGCAACTGATAAGATAACAAAGGAAGAAGTAGAAGTATTAGATGAAAGACAAAAGGATAGTGACAACCAGAGATTAAGTCAGGAGCGTGGTCGTTCTAACTATGGTAAGGCATCTATTAGAAACGTAAGACACACAGGTGAGGGTGGTAATGCTGCTGATCCTGCTGAGAGACTTGTGTCAATGGATAAGAGACACAAAGCACACAAAGAGAAGCGTGGTGTGAAAACCCTATCAAAATATAAGAAGGTTGTAAAAGAAGAAGGATATGATCGTCTAAGAGACGATGGTAAAATCAAACCATTAGCAAAGAAAAGCGTTGCTACACCTGGTCAAGGCAACACATGGAAGCGTCCTGGCAATGCATTAGACAAGGTAAAAGCGAACATTAGACAAAAATACGGAAAGGATGCTATAATGGGTGAGGCACTTAATCCCAAACTGCAAGCAGTACAGGATAAGGCAAAAGCGAACGTCGCGAAACAAGCAGCAAAAAATGCTGCTGATAAGAAAGCGAAAGCAGATTCTGCTGCTAAGTTCCAAGCACATAAGAAGAGTGAAATGGCAAAGGGCAAACGTCCTGACCAAGCACTTGACTCATGGCAAAAGAAAAAGTTGCAGAAAGAGGATGTAATGTCATTCTCTGATTTCCTTAAAGAAGGAAATGATCGTGCTCGTATGATGTCAAAAGCAAAGAACCAGACTACTGGTAGTATTGCAGCAGACAGAGGTACAGACGAAAAAAAGAACCGAGAGAGTCGTAAGAGTCTCGAAAAGGATCTTAAAAAGAAAGGGATTGGTTATAAAAAATCAGTCGGTAGTTACAAGTATGATGATGGATCTACTGGTAGAGAAGTATCCTACCAAACAAGTCCTGGCAAGGGAATGTCTAAGCGTAAGTTTGGAAAACTTACACGTCGTTTAGGACGTAAGCATGGACAGGAATCAGTGATTACTAAGAAGGCAGGGAAACCCGCTAGATTACATGACACTGAATCTAAGAAACCTGGCAAGTCATACAACCTCGGCAAAGAAGTAAAGAAAGGTAAGAACCCCTCTGGTGAAGGTGAAACATCCGCAACCAAAGTAAGGGGCGGTAAACTACCTAAGAAAACTAAACCTAACTCAACTTATCACTATGGCAAAAAGAAATGACAATGGCGTTTATGAATGCCAATACTGTGGACTAACTGCACCGTTAGGTCACGCACGTCCAAGAACTTGGATGGAAAAACACGAACTGAATTGTGCTAAGAGATCATGATCTTAACCTTCAACGAGTATCTACAAGAAGCATCTAACTGCCCTGACGGTAAAAAGTATTGCCCGAAGTGTCAGATGTGTGTTGAGAAAACTTGTGAGGAAAAGAAGATGATGAAGGAAGCAGCATGGACAAAGAAGGAAGGACAGAATAAAGAAGGTGGTTTAAATGAGAAAGGGAGAAAGTCTTACGAACGTGAGAATCCTGGTTCTGACTTAAAAGCACCAAGCAAGAAGAAAGGTAATAAGCGTAGAGCAAGTTTTTGTGCTAGAATGAAAGGCATGAAACGAAAACTTACATCAGCAAAAACTGCTCGTGACCCTGACTCTCGTATAAATAAATCACTACGAGCGTGGAACTGCTAATATGAATTACTCTTATCACGATGTGATGGAGGTGTACCGAGGAAAAGGTCACCCTCCGTCGGTTAGACACATCCCTAGAATTTTTACATGGTCAGTCGTACTTGCCTTTATGTTAGGTATGACACAGATTGCATATGCTGATGTACCAGTATTGTATGTACAGGTTCCACAATGGACAGATGACTGGGCAGTTTGTGCAGTAGATATACCTGATGCAAAATGTCATTGGTATGTACAGCAGGCAGATAATACATTTGGAGAAGGGTTTGACTGGGAAACCGCACCATGGTTTGATGCAAATGGTTTATATGACGTACCTAGTATGTCGGCATCAACACAATTAGAGAAGTTACAGAACCACGGATAAGTAAAATTACCTATATAATATAGGTAGTTTAATAAAGTTAAATGAAAGATTTACCAATCAGGTCATCATGTATTTTGTTTGGAACAGTTAGTCTTGCTCTTTTATTTTCACGTTATGCTTGGGTATGAAACAATTTAACACTTGGGTACTAGACACCACAATCTACATCTTGGATTTTCTTTACAGAGGTAGAGACTTCCAAAGATTCTGGGTATTAGAAGTTATTGCGAGAGCACCCTACTTCTCTTTTATATCTGTTCTACACTTCCGTGAGTCGTTAGGACTTAGAGGACCAGAACACATATACTTAATGAAGGAACACTTTTATCAGGCACTAAATGAGACAGAGCATCTTGAAGAAATGGAAAAGCGCGGTGGTGATGAACACTGGATTGACAGGTTTTTTGCAAAGCACCTTGTTCTTGTATATTATTGGATCATGGTTGGGTACTATCTTATTAATCCTCTTGCTGCTTATGATATTAATATGAAGATAGAGAAGCATGCATTCGAGACGTATATAAAATATTTGGCATATCATCCAGAAGATCAGAAGATAGCAGAGATAGCAGAAGACGAACTAAAACACGCACACGAATTACACCACGCAATGTCTATGATCTAATGGTTGTAGTTCATTCAGTTAACATTATGGTTCTCATACTTGTAATAAGTGTGACGATTCTTATCGCCTATATAATGAAGTATGCCTATGAGGAAATGAACGATGGGAGCAATGACACCACCAAGCAGGAAGAGTTGTTACAACTTCCGAGTGACGGAGATAGTAAAGGTAGTTGATGGTGATACCATTGATGTAGTAATAGACTTAGGATTTGATATTTACAAACACGAACGTGTAAGAATAGCGGGTATCGATACTCCTGAGAAAAGAACGAGAGACCTTGAAGAAAAGAAACTAGGTATAGATGCAACTAACTGGATGAAAGGAACATTGGAGGACACGATTAATGGAGAACATGAACTTACTATACGAACTGAACTTAAAGGCGGGGTTGGTAAGTATGGTCGTCTCCTTGGTTGGTTATATGTGGGTGACGAGGAAAAGTCGCTGAATGAACAGATGATTGACGAAGGGTACGCATGGTGCTATGATGGTGGTACCAAACGTAAAGACTTTGAGTCTCTTAAAGAGATTCGTAGAAGTCAAGGAACGTTAATAGAATGATACCATCTATGAGAAAAACAATTCTTAACGCTCTTAAAGCGCATGCTATGGGTGACATTAAAAAACACCTAGCAAACATTGAAATATATTTGGAGAACCCTGCTGGCATTGGAGAACACTCTGATGTCATGGAGGCAATTCAAGTTGAACTAGATCAGGTGGCAAAATACCATGACCAACTCGAAGTCATCAAAAACTACATTGACAGGGAATCTAGTTCATGAAGTCTCTTCATTAATTAGACATAAAATATTAACTTTACCCGCACTTAAACCATTAGATAATCCACATCCCATTGTAGAAAATGAGGATGTGTTTATTATTAATGAAATGAATAGGTGTAAGGGTCTAAGGAAAGTACATTTAGAAACTGGATATACAAAGAACATTGAGGTCATGCACTGTGTGTTCTTTCCTAATCCAGAATACCCCTTACCTATATTTGGTGCTGATATAGTTGCAACACCGAAGATAGTTACTGCTGCGATATGTGATATCTCTCCTGTACATAATGCAAGTAGTATATACTATGGTTTAGATATAATCGCTAGTCAATATAAGTTTAAAGAAAGAAGACAGTTACCAGAGTGGGCAGATATATTTTCAGACTATGTACAGTTCATGCGTATACGAGACAACAAAGAGAAGAATATGTTTGTCGAGTTAGTTAGTAGATACTTAGACATCTACATTGAGCATGTATATGGTGCTGAGAGAGATAAGAACTGGATAAATACTATGAAGAGAATGGATGATCAAATCTGGTATTGTAAGCAACAAAGGCAGAACAAGAAAACCAAGGCAGTCCTTGGACAATGGTTCGATCCTGAGTGGGCAGATGATTACATCAACAATACTCTATTTGATGTACCTAATAGAAATTGGCAATGGTGGATGAATGGCGACTGAACATCAGTATCTAGGTAACCCTAATTTAAAAAAAGCAAACGTTGCACAGAGTTTTACTCCGTCACAGGTGAAAGAGTTCGTCAAATGTTCTCAGGACCCTGTGTATTTTATTAAGAAGTATATTAGAATCGTCTCACTAGATAAAGGTCTTATACCATTTGACTTGTATGACTTCCAAGAAGACATGGTAAACAAGTTTAATGATAATAGATTCAATATTGCTAAGTTACCTAGACAGTCTGGTAAGTCTACTGTTGTTACATCATATCTGTTATGGTATGTAATCTTTAATGATAATGTGAACGTAGCAATCCTTGCTAACAAGGCAGCGACTGCTAGGGAAATGCTACAACGTCTACAATTAAGTTATGAAAACCTCCCAAAATGGATGCAACAAGGAATCAACCAGTGGAACAGAGGTTCTCTGGAACTTGAAAACGGCAGTAAAATCATGGCTGCTTCTACTTCCGCTTCTGCTGTCAGGGGTATGTCATTTAATATTATATTTCTGGACGAATTCGCGTTCATTCCGAATCACATTGCTGACCAGTTTTTCAGTTCTGTGTATCCTACTATATCTTCTGGTAAATCAACAAAAGTTATTATCATATCTACACCACATGGTATGAATATGTTCTATAAACTCTGGCATGATGCCGAGAGGAAGAAGAACGAGTACGTTACCACAGAGGTACACTGGTCACAGGTGCCAGGTAGAGATGCAGTATGGAAAGAGCAAACCATAGCGAACACATCAGAGGAACAGTTTAGAGTTGAGTTTGAGTGTGAGTTCCTGGGATCTGTTGATACTCTTATCTCCGCATCTAAGTTAAGGATGATGGTGTATGATGAACCTATACAGAAGAATAAAGGACTAGATGTATATGAGAAACCAGAAAAAGATAAGAATTATTGTATAACTGTTGACGTAGCAAGGGGTGTGACGAAAGATTATAGTGCGTTCTGTGTCATAGACACGACAACAATACCATATAAGGTAGTAGCAAAATATAGGAATAACACAATTAAACCACTGCTATTCCCTAATACCATATATGATGTTGCATGTGCGTATAACCATGCGTATGTATTGGTGGAGGTAAATGATATTGGTGGGCAGATTGCGGATATGTTGCACTTTGATTTGGAGTATGACAATATCCTTATGGCATCTATGCGCGGACGTGCAGGACAGGTAGTAGGACAAGGGTTCTCTGGTACTAAGGTACAACTAGGAGTCAAGATGAGTACAACTGTCAAGAAGACAGGATGTTCTAATATGAAACAGTTGATAGAAGATGACAAGTTACTGATATCTGACTACGACATCATTGCAGAACTGACTACATTCATACAGAGAGGTCAGGCATGGGAAGCAGAAGAGGGTTGT